CGACCAGACCATGGAGCGTGCTGTTTCCATGTTTGTCCCTGCTGAGGATTTCGTTGTTTCTTACGGGTCGACAGACCTGATGTCATCTCCACGCTACACTCACGTCATGATGACCGAGAAAAATGATCTTAAAAAAATGCAGGTGTCTGGGTTTTATTCGGACGTTGACGTGCCGGACCCAATGCCGCAGATGGATGACGTAAAAACGAAACACGATAAAATAACAGGTGATTCACCATCCTACAGAGAAGACGAGAGGCACACGCTGCTGGAGTGTCATGTTGACATTGAGCTGGAGGAACCCTTTCATGATCCTGATGGCATTGCGCGCCCGTACATTGTCACTGTCGAAAAGTCCTCAAGTATTGTTCTTTCTGTCCGTAGGAATTGGAAGGAAGATGACCCTAAAAAACAGAAGCGTATTCACTTCACTCACTTCAGGTACTTGCCCGGCTTTGGGTTTTACGGCACCGGCCTTATCCACTTGATTGGTGGCCTTGCGAAATCAGCAACGTCAATCCTCAGACAACTTATCGACGCAGGCACATTGTCTAATTTACCCGGAGGCTTGAAAGCTAGGGGGATGAGGATCAAGGGGGACAGCACGCCAATTCAGCCCGGAGAATTTAGGGATGTTGACGTTCCCGGAGGTGTTATAAAAGATTCAATAACATACCTCCCATATAAAGAGCCGTCTTCCGTGCTGTATCAGTTGTTGGGGAATGTTGTGGAGGAAGGTCGCAGGATAGGCTCAGTCGCCGATCTTGACATCGGCAGCGTGAACGCACAGGCCCCAGTGGGCACAACTCTGGCCCTCATGGAGAGGTCTCTAAAGGTTATGTCCGGCATACAAGCCAGACTTCATGCCTCCATGAAGAAGGAATTGAAATTAATTTCCACTATAGTTCATGAGAACATGGACTCAGAGTATGAATTTGACGTCGGTGGAGAGTTTTCAAGAACAGACGATTTTGACGGGCGCGTTGATATAATCCCAGTATCAGACCCAAATGCGTCAACAATGGCGCAACGGGTAATGCAGTATCAGGCTGCTATACAACTTTCAGCCCAAGCCCCGCAATCCTATGATGTATCGTTACTGCATAGGGGTATGCTCGAAACACTGAACATACGGAATGCTGAAGACATTGTTAAGCTTCCAGCTGAAATAGAACCTTCAGACCCAGTGACTGAAAACATGGCGATTATGAAACAGGAAGCTGTAAAGGCCTTCCTGTATCAAGATCACGAGGCACACATCAAAGTCCACATGGCGGCTATGGAAGACCCTAAGCTGCAACAGATCATAGGACAGTCACCGTTCGCTCAGGCCATATCTTCCTCAATGTCGGCGCACATAACAGAGCATGTTGCGTATCAGTACCGCAAAGAGATAGAGAAAAATCTTGGCGTTCCAATGCCAGACGAGAATGAAGTGTTGCCGGAGGATGTGGAGATTGAAGTGTCACGTATGACAGCCGCCGCAGCTGAAAAACTTCTCGGTAAAAATAAAGCCGAAGCCGCAGCCGAAGAGGCGCGCAAACAACAGGAAGACCCATTAACAGTTCTTCAGCAACGTGAGATGGCCGTGAAAGAGGCTGGCATGAAGCACAAGATCGACCTTGAGAATAAGGAATTTGAAGAAAAAGTTAAGGTTAACAAATCCAATGCAGATATCAAAAAGAATGCAATAGACTCTACTGAGAAAATTGCAGGTGCGAATATCGGGGCTCGTATCGCAACCGAAATTGATAAGGGTGAAAAGAAGGCGGTTACTGACGGTACCAGAATAGGCATAGAAATTGCCAGAGAGATGACTGATTCCGCCCGTGAAAAAATAGAGTCGAAAAAGGGGAAAGATAATGGATGATGAAATTTTCATGGCTGTATTGAGGACTATCGACGCTGAGAGGGGTGCTGTAATAAACCATCTGGTCGGTGGTGCTGTGAAAGATTATCCGGGCTACAGGGAGCTTATTGGAAAGTACAATATGCTTATGGTTATGGAAGGGGAAATAAAAGATATGCAGAAAAAATTTATTGATAATTAAAAAAAACTATGTATTGAATGTTTTCACAGGAATAATCCTAGCACGGTCAATGGCCTGATCCATTGCAGGAATAAAGATGTATAAAGTTGAAAAAACTGAGGTTGATGAAGCAACCGCAACACAATTACCAGAGCCTATGGGGTACAAAATATTAATCGCTATGACGGGTGTTAGCGAAAAAACTGAGGGCGGTGTTATCCGGCCGGACCAGCTAAGATCAGCTGAAGAAACCGCATCTATCGTTGGTTTTGTTGTCAAGATAGGCCCAGATGCCTACAACGACAAAAATAAATTCCCAAATGGCCCGTTCTGCAAAAAAGGTGACTTTGTTATTTTCAGGTCATACTCTGGAACGCGGTTCAAAATTCACGGCAAAGAGTTCCGATTAATCAATGATGACACCGTAGAGGCCGTTGTCGATGACCCAAGGGGGTATGAACGGGTATGAGTAAACTGGAAAACGTTGACACAATGGTCGATCTTGAGACTGGCGATGATGAGCTTGAGCTTGAGATAATTGATGATGTCCCGGAAGAGGATAAAAATAAGCCGCCAATCAAGCCTGAAGTCGATGGCGACGATGACGGCGACGATGACGGCGATGACGGCGATGACGATGATTCCGGTGCAGGCCAAGACGACGATGACGCCGACGAAGAAATAAAACAGTATGGCGCAGGGGTGCAGAAGCGGATTAAAAAGCTCACGTTCGACATGCACCAAGAGCGTCGCGCCCGTGAACAGCAAGAGCGACAATCGGCTGAGGCGATAGAATACGCAAAGCGTGTTCATGCTGAAAACGAAAGACTAAAACAAACCCTGACGCAGGGCGAAAATGTTCTGGTAAGCCAAGCTAAGGGCCGTGTGGCCGCAGAGCTAGAGGCAGCAAAGAGGACGTACAAAGAGGCTTATGACGCTGGCGACAGCGATGCCATACTGGAAGCTCAGGCGAAGCTGTCAGACCTTCAAAACGAGGCGTATAGGGTGGCACAGTACCGCCCGCAACCCCAACAAGCCCAACCAACCCTGCAGGAACAACAAACGCAAAGGCCGTCCGTTCCGCAGCCTGATGATCTCGCCATGGAGTGGAACGAAAAGAATGACTGGTTCAATAAAGACCAGCGCATGACAGGTTTCGCATATGGTGTTCACCAAGAGCTAATTGAGTCCGGTGTTGACCCACGAAAAAAAGAATACTACAATAAGTTAGACGAAGCGATGAGGCAATCGTTTCCGGATAAGTTTGAACGCGTTAAAAAAGAGGTAGCTGAGCGCAGACAAGCAGGCTCCGTGGTGGCCCCCGCAAGGCGGAGTACAAACTCACCACGCAAAGTGCAACTTACCTCAACGCAGGTCGCCGTTGCAAAGCGACTTGGAGTACCAATTGAAGAGTATGCAAAACAAATGTTGAAGGATGCTAAAAATGTCTAAATCGCAAAAGACCGAAGTGACAACTGACGCCGATGACGGTTCTGACAGGACTCCACGTGAACTTGATTCCCGCGAAAGTGGGCAGAGAGAAGTTACGTGGAAACGCGCATCAATGTTACCAACCCCGAAACCCCGTGAAGGTATATCCTTTCGGTGGTGTCGCACATCTACCTTGGGTAACAGTGACAACCCCAACATTTCATCCAAGTTTCGTGAGGGCTGGACACCCTGCTTAGCTAAGGATCATCCTGAACTTCAAATTATCTCAGACTTTGGTTCCCGTTTTCCTGAAAATATTGAAAACGGCGGATTATTGCTGTGCCAAACCGCTACAGAAAATGTCCACGCCCGTCAAAGGGCGCAAAGAGAGACCACAGATGGTCAAATCGAAGCAGTTGACAATAACTACCTTCGCCAATCAGATTCCCGTATGCCGGTACTACCGTCACAGCGGCGCACTTCGTTTGGTGATTAACACTCCGTTAGTCGCTTTATTTTAATTTAGGAAGAGGAGAGACGTTATGTCTTCTACTGCTACTCCTTATGGCCTACGTCCCGTAAAACGGGCTGATGGCATGGCCTATTCAGGTGCGACCAGCGAGTATTTAATTGACCCCGCTGGTGAGGCAACGAATATCTTTTCAGGCCAAGTCGTTATTCTGGGTGCAGATGGGTATATTGCCCTGTCTACTGCAACTGGAGCCGATGTCACCACCAACAATCTCGGTGGTTCTGGCATTGGGGCCATTGGCGTGTTCATGGGTTGCGAGTATGTAAATGCTCAAGGCCAATTGATACACGACCGCTACTACCCCGCAGCCTACGCCGCGCCGACAGGCACAGCTATCAAGGCTTATGTGGTCGATGATCCAAACGTTCTATTTCAGGCACAGCTTGATTCAACGGGCGCTCAGACCATCATCGGAGCCAACACATTGTTCCCTACAGTCCAAAGCACTTCTACGGGCAGTACATCAACTGGACAATCAAACTCAGCACTGGATGCAACAGTTCAGGCAGCAACAGCGGCGTTCCGCATTGTGGCCCACGTATCCGACCCAGCTGACAACTTTGTCGACGTGTTGGTAAAATTCAACCCCGGTTATCACATGATGACCCAAGCAGTCGGCACGGCATAAAGGAGTTAACAAATGGCTATTTCACGCGCACAGCTCCTTAAAGAGCTACTTCCCGGCCTCAATGCTTTATTCGGACTTGAATATAAAAAGTACGAAAACGAGCATACTGAGATTTACGAAACAGAAAGCTCAGAGCGTTCATTTGAAGAGGAAGTTAAACTATCAGGCTTCGGTGCTGCACCGGTTAAAGCTGAAGGTTCATCTCTTTCCTACGACAATGCTCAGGAATCTTTCACTTCTCGCTACAATCATGAGACAGTGGCAATGGGCTATTCAATCACCGAAGAAGCGATGGAAGATAATCTTTATGATGCTCTATCAGCTCGGTACACTAAAGCACTCGCACGCGCGATGGCTTACACTAAGCAGGTGAAGGCTGCTGCACTGTTGAATAACGGTTTTACCACCTACTCAGGCGGCGACGGCGTTACCCTCTTCAGCGCATCACACCCAACGGTTCAGGGCAACCTTAATCGCAATCAGCCCGGAACAGCTGCTGACCTTAACGAAACCTCTCTTGAACAGGCTGTTATTGATATTGCAGCTTTTGTTGATGAGCGCGGTTTGCTTATTGCGGCTCGTCCGCGTAAGCTCATTGTCCCACCAGCTTTGATGTTTGTTTGTACGCGCTTGCTACAGACAGAACTTCGCACTGGCACAGCGGATAATGATGTAAACGCACTGAAGACCAATGGTTCCATCCCTGAAGGTCATCGGGTTAACCACTACCTGACTGACACTGACGCATGGTTCCTGACCACTGATTGTCCCAATGGCTTGAAGCACTTCAATCGGATTGCACTGCAAACCGGTATGGATGGCGACTTTGACACTGGGAACGTTCGCTACAAATGTCGTGAGCGTTATTCATTCGGTGTATCTGACCCTCTGGGTATCTACGGTTCGTC